GGATCAGCAGGATCTTCTGGTGATGATGGAACTTCTGGTTCAGCAGGATCAGCAGGCAGTACAGGTTCGGCAGGTTCAGCGGGCACAACAGGTTCCGCAGGGTCCGCAGGGTCCGCAGGTTCGACTGGATCTTCTGGATCCTCTGGAACATCCGGTGCCGATGGTTCAGACGGTGATAGTTATCAAACTACATCATCATCAGAATTAACTATTGGTACAGGATCAAAATCATTAACAGTTGATACAGGATTATCATATTCAATTGCACAAACTGTTTTGATTGCTTATGATGGTTCTAATACTATGGAAGGGTCTGTTACATCTTACACTGCAGGTACAGGTGCTTTAGTTATAAATGTAACAAGTGTTACTGGTTCTGGTACAGAATCATCTTGGGATGTTAATCTTGCAGGAGCCTCTGGTGGCGATGGCACATCTGGTTCAGCAGGTAGTGCAGGTTCTTCTGGAACTACTGGTTCAGCAGGTTCTTCTGGAACTACTGGTTCAGCAGGTTCAGCAGGTTCAGCAGGTTCAGCAGGTTCATCTGGAAGTTCTGGCAACGATGGTGCCCCAGGAACTTCAGGTAGTGCAGGCTCAGCAGGGTCCGCTGGTTCGGCTGGTAGTGCAGGTTCTTCTGGATCATCAGGAACGGATGGAAACACAGGAAGTCAAGGTCCTCCAGGAACATCTGGTTCAGCAGGTAGTGCAGGTTCTTCTGGTTCAGCAGGTAGTGCGGGGTCGGCAGGCACAACAGGATCGACTGGTAGTGCAGGATCAACAGGATCAGCAGGATCATCAGGTACAACTGGTACATCTGGTTCTTCTGGAGCAGATGGTGTTATTGGTACATCTGGTTCTTCTGGAACAGATGGTGGTGCAGGTTTTGACTATCGAAATTTAGCAACGACCGCCTATAGAGTTTCAACCTCGGGAAATAATTACATATTAAAACATCCAGATGGAACACAACTATCAGGTAACAATCCTACAATAAGAATTAAAGCAGAACAAACAATATGTTTTTATCTTGAAGGTGTGTCGGCCAGTCATCCATTCGCAATAAGAAGTGCATCCGGTGATGCAAATGATTACAATACAGGTTTGGTGCATTTTGATGGAACATCGACATATGTGACTGGATCATCAGCACAAGATAAGACATCAGGATATTTGTTTTGGACACCTCCACAAGCATTAGGTGGAACCACTTACAAATATCAGTGTATTAATCATGCATCTATGATAGGTGATATTGAAATTAGTAGTATTCAAGGTGGTGCTACTGGTTTGCAAAATAGAGTATCCACTTCTGCTACAACAAGTTCAATTGCTGATGATGCTTCTGATAATATATCTGTAACAGGATATAATTCTTATGCTCTTCTTTCCGTACAGACTGATAGAGCCGCCTGGGTGACAGTATATTCATCATCTTCTGCAAGAACATCTGATGCATCAAGAACTATTGATACTGATCCGGAACCTGGTAGTGGTGTAATTGTAGAAGTTGTAACAGATGCGGCTGATACTCAAATTATCACACCAGCGGCGGTTGGTTTTAATGAATCTACGAGTGATAGTGGTACGATTTATATGAAAGTTGTTAATTTGTCTGGTTCTACAAGTACAGTACAAGTTACACTTACAGTTCTAAAATTGGAGAACTAATGAGTGAAGAAAAAGAATATATTGTTACTTTACATCGAAAAAAAGATGCAGAACAATTTTATGAAGAGATGGAGACCAATAAATCTACTGAATCCATACCTTCTAAGAATTTTTATTGTGATAAGAGAAGAGAAATAAGCAGAAACACGCATTATTATATGACAGATGAAGAAGCCAGACAAATTATGAATGATGATAGAGTGATGGCGGTAGAAGAACCTCCTGAAAATAGAGGTATTGAAGTAAGACCAGCATTTGAGTATGATAGTACAACTCATTTTGACAAAGGTGGTTCAACGTCAAACTCTAAAGTTCAATGGGGTATTTTGAGATGTTGTTCTGGAATATCTTCATCGGCAGAATATGCAGGAAGTTGGTTGCCTCGATCAATAGTCAGTACAGGAAATGAAGAAGGTCAAAATGTCGATATAGTTATTGTTGATGGTTGTATTGATCCGGATCATCCAGAAATGGCTGTTAATTCTGATGGTACTGGCGGAACAAGAGTTGTACAGAGAAATTGGACCAGTTCTTATACATATACACCTTATGTTGATAGTGGAAATAGTAGTCGAACAAACGATAACAATCATGGGTGTCATGTAGCAGGTACGGCGGCAGGTAACAGACAAGGTTGGGCAAGACAAGCAAACATTTATAATTTAAATCCATATGGTTCCGCTCCTACAAACATAAATTCTTCTTTAATCTTTGATTATATAAGAACATTTCATAATGGAAAAACAAATGGTAATCCAACAGTCGTAAATAATAGTTGGACGTATATTGCTTATGATACATATCCTATTAGTACAGTTGTATATCGAGGAACAACATATAATAATGTCAGTCTGACCGATGGTAATGATTATGGTATAAATCATGCAAACACAACTCATTGGTTAGTACACTCACGAGTTAGTGGTGTTGATGCAGACTTGACAGATTGTATAGATGATGGTATTATAGTTATTGGTGCCCATGGAAATTATAATATGAAAATAACTGCAAATACATCCGATCAAGATTATAATAATTATCTATATGATGGAGGATCGACAAAATTTTATTGTAAAGGGGGATCACCAACACACTCTGCTGGCACTATTAGTGTAGGATCTGTATATAATGCATATACTGGTGGTTCAAGTAGAAATGATGCTACTGCCTATTACAGTAACAAAGGTGATAGAGTTGATGTTTGGGCACCAGGTAGTGCAATACAAAGTTCAGTTCATTCTGGTGGTGTAGCCGATGATAGAGATAGTAGTTATTATATAACACAATATAATGGTACAAGTATGGCATCACCACAAGTTACTGGTATTGTAGCATGTGTAGTTGGTGTTTATAGAGATTTTACACAAGCAGATGTTTTAGATTATTTAATTAGCAGATCAACATATGATCAACTATATGATTCTGGTTCAGCAGATCATGATAACACTTACAATTTGATGGGTGCACCTAATAGACATTTACATTTTCATAGAGAACGTAAAATATCAGGTCATGTAACACCAGATGCAGATAGACGAATACGAGATACACATTCTACTTCTACAAGACAGACTTACCCTAGAATGAAACGAAATTATTTGAGTGGAAACTCATAAAAAAACTTGACAATATGACAGTGTTACGTTATTATATGTTTGTAATGAGTTTTTAAACCTTAAACTACGAAAGGTAATATGTCAGAAGAAATGGTCGCAAGACTGATTAGCGAATATCGTGCAGAAGCATATGCTACTGCAATGGCCGCACGAGATGTACATGCATCTATTGATGCGGCGATGATTGAGTTTTGTGATGAAGTTATTGAGAGACATGGGCTTGAAGAAGCCGATGCAGTGGAAGTCACCAAGGCTTTCGTTGATGAATATAGTAACCTTTAATTATAAATTTAAAAATGTTTGATGTTAATCCATTCAAAAAACAATTGGATGTTCGTCATCTAATTCATGAAGACTATAAGTATGCCGCCATGGATTGGGACAGAACATGGTGGGTCTTTACACATAAACCTAATTGTGTAGATGATATGTGGGATTCAAAAGAAGGTCGTTCAGAAAAAATTGTTGAACGAGCAGTTGAGACCACAGATTGGCGTAGTTCACTTGTTGAACTTGAAACAATTATTGAGGACTAGTAGTGGGCATGTGCCCCGATAGTTAAATGGATATAACAGTAGACTTCTAATCTTCTATTTCAGGTTCGATTCCTGGTCGGGGTACCATGATTGTACAAGGTATAGCAAACAAAGTAGTACAAACAGTTGTGTCTAGAAAAATTGCTAATAAGATTTATCCTGTTATTGATAAATCTGATCCTGGTTATGTTGTAGAAATTACAAAAGTTGTTTGGATTCCTACTAAATACCCGAAAGCAATTGGTTATGACAGGTACGGTAGATATACATTTGATAAATAAGCCAGCGTAACTCAATTGGTAGAGTAGCACACTTGTAATGTGAAAGTTGGGGGTTCAATTCCTCTCGCTGGCTCCAAAATAAATATAAACAATGGCAAAATCAGTAGGTACATACGTAAGAAAAAAGTTAAAGAGGTATAAGAGAACTTCTATTGGAAAGTCTCGATGGTCGAGACCTAAAAATAAAAATAAGAGAGGTAATTGGAAACGATATCGTGGCCAAGGAAGATAAAGATTTTTATTTTGAAACTTTATGTGAGTATAAACGTCCTGATGGTACCAGGGGGTGGATAATAACTGTTAAACCTAAACCCAAAAAGGAAAAATGAAGGGTAGACAGGGAAAACGCATGAGGCAGGAAAATGCCTTGAAACGTACAGAGACACAACTTGCTCTGTATAAAACCGGACTCAAAGATCAGCAGGATGAGGTCAAGAGAGCCAAGAAAGAGAAAGATAAGCCAAATCTTTCTCTTGCACAAGAGTGGGTCAAAACTCTCACAAAGAAGATTGAGAGAGCAGAGACTACAATTCGCAATACCCAAGCAAATCTTAGATAATCATACTCCTCGGTAGTTCAGTGGTAGAACGGTAGACTGTTAATCTGCTTGTCGTAGGTTCGAATCCTGCCCGAGGAGCCACATCGGAGCGTAGTTCAATCTGGTAGAATGCATGGTTTGGGTCCATGTGGTTACAGGTTCAAATCCTGTCGCTCCGACCAGGAATAAATATTATGAAGTACAATGAACGTCAAATAATACAACATCTTGAAGATTATATTGATAGCACCTATTCTCAACATTATACGAAAGGTGATTTTCAGATACAAGATTTGTTTGAGCATATAGATATTGCGGAAGAATTTTGTAGAGGTGCCGCAATTAAATATCTTATTCGTTTCGGTAAGAAAGAGGGTAAGAATGAAAAAGACCTCCTCAAGTGTTTGCATTATGTTATATTAATGTATCATTATTGTGGTTTTGACAAAAAATTAATACAGGAGTAAAATGGCTGAAAATACTGGCGGAAGTGAAGAAAAAAGCAGAGAAGAAAAATATGCTTATTTTGCAAATAGATATCAAATAATGGTCGAAGATGTAAATGGTAAAAAATGTGCTATGCAACAACCATTTGAAACTTTGGAAGAGGCTAAACAAGAAATCGGACCAATACATCAAAGACATCCGTATAAAACAATTATGCATGGTGAAGATGTTTACATGGTGTGGCAAACTTTAAGAATATATAAAAGAACAGATGTATATCCATATAAATGTGATTATAATACAATATATTATGAAGAGGTTTCAACATAATTCAATTTTTTGAGTATATAAATACATCTACAAACATTTTTACTATGTTTTATTTGTTGACTATTTGAAATGGATTTCAAAACTAACGGAGTATATATGGGATTTTTCCAGAAAATCCTCTGTATATTGACTGCACTCGCAATCTATCCAGCCACCATCGTAATTCCAAAACAAGATACCCTTGATAGGCAATTTTTCGTTCCAAAAAAAGAACGAATAATAGAGATTAGACAATATGAGTCAATTGCAGAGAGAGAAAAACAAATTTCATGTCTACAAAAGAATGTTTATTTTGAGGCGGCAGTTGAATCAACTGCAGGTAAATTGGCAGTCGCACATGTGACCTATAACAGAGTTAAAAACAAGTATTTTCCAAATTCATTTTGTGATGTGATTTATCAAGGAAAACATTATTCAACTGGACACCCAGTGAAAGATAGATGCCAATTTTCCTGGTATTGTGATGGAAAGCATGATATACCATATCCAGGTCCTACTTGGGAAAGTACACAAGAATTAGCATCATGGTTTTATGACAATAAAGACACCATGAGAGATATTACTGATGGTGCTTTATACTATCATGCAGATTATATTCCAAATCCTAAATGGGCAGTTTCTAAAAAAACACAAAAAACAGTACAGATAGATACACATATATTCTATGCAAGAAAAGACTTTATGTTTTAAATTATAATGGAGCATTATGAAAAAAGGTGACGTGGATATACCACAACATACTCCTGGTAATATGGCTGAAAACTCCATGGGTGGAACTGAACTTCTGACCATGGAGTTATTCAAGAGACTTCCTGAAGAATACAAAGACTATTTTCAATTCATTATTTCTCGCAAATATGAACTTGAAGATAAGCCTCGTTTATACTGGCTTCATGATTTGGCATTAGATCCCGTTCATAGTTTTTTGACAGAACCTAATGGTATATCTTTATTTGAGAAGTTAGTGTTCGTCAGTCATTGGCAACAACAACAATTTAATACTCTTCTCAAAATACCATACTCAAAAGGTGTCGTAATTAAAAATGCGATTGATCCAATTGTGTATCATGCCAAGCCAAAAGACGGTCCTTTACAATTGATGTATTGTTCTACTCCTCAAAGAGGACTTGATGTTTTATATGGTGCATTAAGTCTACTTGACAGAGATGATTGGCATCTACATGTATATTCTAGTTATTCGTTATATGGATGGAAACAAAATGATGAACCATTCAAACCATTATTTGAAAAAATAGAAGAACATCCAAATATGACAAATTATGGTGCAGTTCCTTATGATGAGTTACGAGAAGCATGGAAAAAGATGCATATATTGGCGTATCCATCAACGTGGCAAGAAACATCATGTCGAGTAGCAATGGAAGCAATGTCGGCCCATTGTGCCGTAGTTACATCTAATTGGGGTGCATTACCAGAGACATGTGGTGAATATGGCTACATGTACACGTATACAGAAGATAAACAAGAACACGCAGTTCGCTTTGCTGATGAACTTGAAGATGTAATGGATGAGTATTGGTCTGACAAAGTGCAGAAAAATCTTGACAATGCACAAGAATATGCGTATACTCATTATAGTTGGTCAAAACGCATTTCGCAATGGACCTATTTTCTTGATAACCTCAAGTATGAGATTGAATATGACAAAACGTTTGAAGAAAAAACCAGGACGCCCGAAGATCAGTAAAGACGATCACAGACCAAAGAAAAAACGTACTCGCAATATTACGGAAGAACAACGTGAAGTATTGCGACAACGTATGGCTGAAATGCGTAAGAAACGCAAACCTGCCGAGTATAAAAATATTCATCATACTGTATTGTCTAAACCAGAGAATGACAAACTTTCTATGAAGAATGTCAAAGCATGGATCAAAGAAGCCAAAGAAGATGCGGCGGCTCATGCTAAGAATGCTCGTGGTCGGGGTATTACACCACAAATTCAACAACGTGAAATGGCAATGTCGGAGTCTAAAAAAGCATACGTGAGACAGATGGAGCATTATCTCAAGACTGGTGATTGGATTGCTCAATTCATGGGCACAAAAGAGAATGAACTAACACAATGGAAGTGTCTTGCAATGGCATATAATGCTGATGGCACTCCAAAACGTACTATTGGTGTTTGGTATCCTGACATTCGCATGACATGGACTAAGGAGATGGAAGACGGTAATTTTGAATTTGACAATGACCAAGAAGTGTCGTATGATGAAACCATTTCAATCACAGATATTAATTTTAGGAATAACGAACATAAACTTGCCTTATGATATTAGTTGATTATAGCCAGATTGCTATTGCAAACTTAATGCAATCAGCAAGACAAGGTGTGAATGAAGATATGGTACGCCATATGATACTGAATACGTTA